CCGACAAAAAGGCAGCAAAAAGAATCATCAAAAGATTTAAGAAGCATCCAGAGTATTACACTAAAGAAGAAGTTCTGTATGCTAAACTAATAAAGAAAATGCTTAAAAAGAAGAAAGAGGAGAAATAAATATACAAAAACGGCAATGGCAGAACTTAGAATAGAAGTACTGGAAAGAAGAAATAATTTCTCTCTGTTTAAGTCTAGAATTGCATCTAGGGGTTCATTCAATATAGTCAATAGCAAACGAAAAGTTAGGATTGATCCTAGTGTTGCTAAAAATATAAACAAACCACAAGATTTAGAACAATATAGGCAGGGTTCAAGTATAATTTTGCCAACTATGAGTGGTAAAGAGATTAGACTCACTCAATTATATAAAGATGCCAAATTTGTAAGTAGAACACAAGACACCACAGCAGTAGAAGATGCTGAAATTAAACAGATTAGAAGAAAATTAGAACAAATAAAAGCAGAAACTGGTTCTGATACTGTTACTTTGCAGGTGGGAGCAAATTCATATAAAGTGTTTGCGATTGAAAGCACACCAGGTAGACCTAAGTCTGACTTTAATTTTGTAACTGAGGATGGGAATAAAGTTGGATTTGTTTCGCATAAAGATGGTTCTGCACCAACAGCAATTCAACAGTGGGGAGGTATATCTGAGAGAGGAGAACCTAAATTAGCAGCACATCCAGAGACAAAAGCATTTGTTGATAAATGTCGTGAAAGGTTTCCTGATGGAATACCACCAGGTACAACAGTTGCCAGAAAGATACAAGATAAATCACTTAAAATGATGGCAGTATATGGTAATGCTTATGGTGGTGCAACTAACGTACAAAATGTTGATCTATTGTTGCAAGGAACTGTGAGAGTATCACCGGCAGGTCCAGGTAAGTATAAACTTAGTGCCTCAGCACAAACTCACAAAAATGGTGAGGAACTTGTGGGTGGCAATGAACCTGTGTTTATGGCAATTTACAAAGGTGATAGAAATAATTATGGCGTAAAAGGTGCTAGAATGGTTATCAGTGCCAAAGGCGGAAGAAACATTAGGGAGTACATTTAATGGATAGTCTAAAAGTAACTCAACAGAAGGATGGACAGTATGTCTTAGAGTGGGACAAGGAAGACCCACAATGGAAATTTTTGAATGGGTTGACACATGAGCAGATCAAGTGTATAGTGCAGGAAGCAATACGCCAAGACAAACGTGGACAACTTTGATTACAAGGAGTTCAGTCTCAACAATCTGCAAAGTGTTTTAGGTGAGATTATCGACCAGGATGATTGCAACCCTGAGGAGATTGCACGGTCAATTATCGATGCATGTGAAGCAAACATCGACTATCATTTGAATAAAGTGAGTAAAGCAGCAGAGACAATTGCAAAGTTGAAAGGATTACTGAAAGAGAGCAATATCAGTGAGGGAACTCCTAGTGATTGGGATGATTTTTGGTCCAATGTAAAACCAGGCGAATGATATTCTGGATTGTTATGGTTATCTTTTTTGCTTGGTTGTTATATCTGGCAAAGACACTGTGATAAGTGGCACAGCACCCTTGACGGGGTGCTTTTTTCATGCCATACTATATGCATACCAAAGGACATCGATGACCATCACCCTCCGCCCTCACCAGCATAAAGCAGTTGCTGCAATGTGGGATAACAGCAAGGGTCAGGTGATCATCCCCACGGGTGGTGGCAAGACCATTTGTATGATTCAGGATGCTATTCATCAGCAAGCGGTTCCAACTGGCACCACTACTGTTGTTGTTGCTCCTCGTATTCTCCTGGCAGAACAACTCTGCAAAGAATTTCTTGAGTTGATTGATACAACTCACACACATGTGATGCATGTTCACAGTGGTGAAACTCAGCATTTCAGCAGCACCAAAGCAGACAAGATTCACATGTTTGCTAATGTTGCTAGAACTGCCGGTGAGAACTGCATCATCTTCACTACATATCACAGTCTGCATCGTATTCAAGAGGCAGATATTGAGGTAAACACAATTTACTTTGATGAGGCACACAACAGTGTGCAACGTAACTTTTTCCCTGCCACTGAGTTCTTCTCTCACGATGCTGATCGTTGCTACTTTTTTACTGCTACTCCTAAGCATTCTCTTACCATCTTCAAACCAGGAATGAATGATGGTGCTGTCTACGGACAGGTGATTTGCAATGTTCCTGCACCTAAACTGGTTAAGGAAGGTTATATTCTTCCCCCTAAAGTTGTGGTTCAGCAGCTTCCTCAGGGTGATTTCAAGCAGTCTGATGAGAGAAACCTTCTGGATACTATTGATGCGAACTCGCTCAATAAAATCCTGATTGCCGCACGTTCTACCAAGCAGATTGTGCGTCTTGTTAGTCAAACAGACTTTTGCTACGAACTTAAGGAACGTGGTTACAACTGGATGTATATCACTAGTAAGACTGGTGCTATCATCAATGGCACAAAAGTTTCCCGCGAAGAGTTTTTCAAGACTCTCAATCAGTGGGGCACTGATGGCACTCGCTTCGTTGTGATGCACCATAGTATCCTTTCCGAGGGTATTAACGTGAAGGGACTGGAGGCAGTTTTGTTTATGCGTAATATGGATTATATCGGTATTAGTCAATCAATCGGTCGTGTAATCCGTCTAGGAGGCGCTGAGAAGACGTTTGGACTTGTATGTGTGCCAGTCTATGATAAAGTGGGCATTGGCACTGCTAGAAGCGTTCAGGCAGTTGTTGATACTGTCTTTGAACAAGGTGAACCTGCTGTTTCTGTTATCCGTCGATGATTGATTTTACCACTTTCCAACTTAATCGATTTTCTAAACTTTTAGAAACGATTCAAGATTATACTAACAACAATCTCAGGTATCCTAAAGCAGGAGAACTGGTGGAAAAAGCACTGGATGAGTACAGCAATGGTTTACTCACGAGGGTTAATTTGCCAGGGGTCGATTTAATTGGTCCTAATGGAAAAACTTATGAGTCAAAGGTAACTCAATTTGCCAATAAATCACAGATGGCAGTTAGAGGATTGATTCTTAAAAATCGACGTGCTGCTAAAGATTATGATGACAAACTTGCCGATTACTTTATCATCACTGATGTGAAAAAAGGTAAGGCGTGTTGTATTCCTTCCTCTGATCTCTATAATTTCAAAGACACTGGTGCAGTGATGACTGCCAGTGCGGATCCTGAACTTTCTGACTTTTTCCTCACTGGGTTCAACCACCTAGAAGAGCGTGAGCAGGTCCGCGATTACTTTAGAGAATCTGAAGATTTTGACCTATCCTTCATCAGATCTATCTGATGTGCTATAATAAAATCGCTAAGGAACCAAACCATGAAGTGCAAAGTTACTTTGTTCAAAGCAGGCACAGTTTTTGATGAAACTGTTGTTGCCATTGATTATGAGGATGCAAAAAAGGTTGCACTCTCTCGCAATCCTGGTTGCACAGTTGTAAGTGTTACTGCGGTATTCTAATGGGGTTTCTAAAACCTTTTGTCCCTTATCCTTCTATTCTTGATGCAAAACCAAAAGATCCTTTGGGTTATGTGACCAATGATGGAATGTGGGCAGCAGTTCCCTGCGGTAAAAAGTTTGTCATTATACATAATGGCAGTCAAGTAAAGGTGCTCAGCACTTACAAACAATCTGTTGATTTTATCAACAACCAACGGAAAACCATTAAAAAGAAGTCACGCAAATGACCGATAAACACGAAAAACGACGCGATGCTCTGGGTTTATTCTATGAGAGTGTTCTAAAACCAGATCATCAACTTCGCCAATGTGCTCACAATCAAGAGTGTTTTAATGAGTTGATGGAGTGGAGAGAAGAAATCGTTCGCTATCTTGATAATCGTAGGAATGAGGAATTCCACTAATGAACTCACACACAATCCTCTTGGGGATGTTTGCGGTAGTAGCATATGTCATCGTAACTGATGGACGTGCTGCTGCCGCCTTTGTGTATGTTTCAAAGTTAGCAAATACTGAAATAAGACGCCACTGGTGGTGGTTGACTAACAATCCTAAGAATCCTGTGGTAAAATATATGATATATCGTCGTTCTTTGCGATTAGCTAAGGAATTGATGGTAGAAATAAATAAAGATAAAGAAACATAAATCTATGTTATCTACTGCATACCGTCTTCGTCTTGAATCTATTTGCCGTTGTATTGCAAACAACGACGAAGTTCCCTTAGAGGATATGATTTGGGCAGAAAAACTTGCTAAAGCACATACTCTCGCTAGAGATTGGTTGAACAAAGC